TCTACAACTTTTAATATTCCTGACATGCGTGGTCGTGCTGTTGCAGGTAAAGATGACATGGGTGGCACGGCTGCTTCTCGTATAACAAATGCGGTTGCTGGTATTACCGCTACAACTCTTGGTGCCTCTGGTGGTAACCAAACAATGCATGGTCACTCTCATGCGAACACAGCAGCATTTACTGGTAATGCTGGAACCACTGGTGGTATTAACTCAAACCATAACCATTCCTACAATGAGCCGTACAACACAAGCGGTGCAGGACCAGCAGGGTCATACGGGTTTTACTTTTATTCTCGTGGTGCTGTAACAGGAACTGTATCTAGCGACACTACTCATAACTTCACCCCATCTGGAACAGTTGCTATGACTAACGCTACTTTCCCTACAAGTGGTGCTGGTACCTCACAAAACATCCAGCCAACACTTATTCTTAACTACATTATTAAGGCACAATAAAATGAAAATTAAACTTGAAGGATGGCTTACTGGATTCACCCCAGCTAGAGAACCAATCATTGCTATGGATCAAAATGGTTTTAATATTGCGTTGCGTGATATTCGTGATGTTTTACTTAGGGAATCTGATTGGACTCAAACTAATGATTGCCAAATTCCACAAGAAACAAAACAGGAATGGTTAGATTATCGTCAACAGTTACGAGATTTCCCTAGTTCTTTAGATGGTTCTGTTTTGGATTCTGTTGTTGAGTTTCCTGAACCGCCTGTTTTGTATCGTCCTAGAACTTGGGTTAATTTAGTTGTTCCAGAAAACGATGGTAACTGATGGGTATTTCACAGCAAATCGGGGCATCATCGCTAATTAAAGCAGGCGTTTGCACGAGTGCTACACGCCCTGCGACACCGTATGAGGGTCAGGTTATTTTTGAAACTGATACGGACAAGTTGCTTGTGTGGAATGGTACGGCGTGGGTTATTCCGAACAGTCCTGCACAAAACCCTGGTGGATTGGAATTGGTAACTCCGACAAGCGTTGCTGGAACTGGGGTAACTCAATCAGGTGCAACAGTTTTGTTTTCAGGCGCAAGTTCAGTATCCGTAAATGGTTGTTTTACTTCACTTTATGACCATTATAAAATAATTGTAAACAATTTTGGTTCTGTAGTTAGTTTTACCCGTTGGCGTTTAAGGGCTGGCGGTACTGATGCTGTAGGTGCTAACTATTTTAGGTACGGCTTTACTACGGTTTATACCAGTGGTTCTCTCACAATATATAACGGTGGAACCGAATCAAGTTTTGTTCCATGCACATCGTATGGAAACTCTGCTACAGGTTCTGGTACATCCGAACTGTTTGTTTCTATGCCATTTGCAAACAATGCTTACACAATGACAAGTACGGATTGTAACGATTCAAACGCTGGTCAGATTTATAAACTCAACGGCACAGTTAATGCCACTACAAGTTTTGATGGTTTTACTATTTATCCGAACGGTGGGACTATTACGGGGACATTGCAAGTTTTTGGATATAGGAAATCATAATGGCTATTAGTAATAATTCAACTGGGTTACGCCCTGGTGTTTGCACCTCAACAACACGCCCGACAGCACCGTACGACGGACAAGCCATTTATGAAACAGATACAGACAGACTAAACATTTATGACGGGTCAGCATGGTCGCCACCTATCACACAAGAAATGCTTATTGAAGACCAAAAAGGTTACATAGTTGATGGTGGCACTTTTACTGCTGGCGGTGCGTGGCGTACCCGTGATTTGAATACGGTACGTTACAACACAATTACTGGTGCGTCATTGTCGTCCAACGCTGTGACGCTCCCTGCTGGTAAATATTTTTTCCAGTGGTCTGCACCAGCGTTCAATGTTAATCAACATATTTCAGTTTTGTACCAAACAAGTGGGACACCAGCCATTTTAATTTTTGGGTCGTCAGAATTTTCTCCTTACACTGCTAGTGGAAGCCCACAAACTCGTTCTGTTGGTAGCGGTTATTACACTTTTACTTCCAGCCAATCTGTTGTCATTTGGCATCAATGTCTATCTACACAAACAACGAATGGTTTTGGTACTTCCGCCCAAGGTATGTCTGCTACAAACATTTATTCCAGTTTGTATATAAGAAAAATTTCTTAACCCCAATAGAAGGGAACCACATGTTTAAAACAAGTTTTAAATCCGTCAACACCCTTGGTGTTGTACGGAATCTAGCTGCCAACAGTAACGAATGGACTATATAGGAGGACTATGCCTTTTGATTATGTACCATACCAACAGAAGCAACGAGCACTCACCGAAGGGTTGGGTGCCAAGAAGTCTGCCAATATTTATGCTCAGTTTCTGAATAAGCAACGTGGTAATCGTCAAATTGCTGATTTGACAAACACTTGGAAAGAGAAGGTGCCTGGTCTTATTGGTGGGTATACGCAACGTGGCCTTGCTGGTCCTGGGGTTCAGTCTGGTATTTTTCAAAAGGGTTTAAGCAGGTTTGATACACAACGCCAGACTGCTATGAATGATTTGTATAGCAATATTAACGATCAGGATCAGGTTTACAGTAATCAGATGTTGGCTGCGGAGGCGCAGACTGCTAATGATTTGGCTGATTTGGAATTACAGAAACAGCGTGACATTGCTGCTAGTGCAGCGACTTTGTCTGCTTTTAAGCCGTACTTGGGTTAGGGGATTATTGTGAGTTTTAACGATTGGTTGTATGAAAAGACTGGTGCTAATTATGCTAGTCAGTTTGGTAGAGGTGTTGCAAATGCTTTTAAAGATAGCGACCAGAAGCGTGGCAGTAAGAAAACTGGTGTAACGGTTGGTAACAGTCCTATGGGTACTTTCCCTGGGATGACTGCCCAAGCTCCTGGTGGTTGGAACCCTGATAGTCGCTTTGGTAACACCTCTGCTATTGAACAGGGTGATACGGGTGATGTGTCGCAACCTGCTCCTGGTATGGATATTGCTTCTATTATTGCCAGCATCACTAATCAAAATAGTGGTCCTAGTGCTTCTGAGATTGCTGCTGCGCAGAAAGCGAAGCAAGACCAGCAAGCGTTAGATTACTATGCAGGTAATATTTTGGATCAGATTTCTACTGGTTCGTATAAGCAGCCGTATACGGATATGTCTGGTGCTTTGGCTAAGTATTTGGAGTCTGCTACTGGCAATGTTAATACTGCTTATGATGCTGCCAACGCTGCTGCGTTGACAGCACAAACAAACAATCCGTATGCGAATGTTACGGGTACTGCTGCAATGGTTGACCCTGGTCTGATGACTTTGCTTCAATCTCAGGGTGTTGACACGGGTGCTTCGCAGGCTAATGTTGGTGCTAATCGTGAGGCTGAGACTCAGCGTGTTAATGCTTATAACGACATGATGAAGTTGATGAGTGCTAATTATGGTTCTGGTGCGACACAGCGTATTGCTGATGTTGCTCAGGGTCGTACGGGTACGTTGGCTGATTTGACTGCACAGAATGCTGCGTATGGTTCTCAGATTTCTGGTAAGCAGGCTGAGGCGCTTCAGGGTTTGAATGACAAACTTATGGAGGCTGCTTCTAAGGGTGCGAATGTTACGGGTCAGAAAAAGGAACTTGCTGCCAAGAAGGCAGCTAAAACTAAAGACAGAACTCCACCTAAGGGCAGGGGTAAATCTGTTTCAATTAAACTTCCTAGTCCTAAAAGTACGAAAGGCAAGAAGTAATTATGGCAACTAGTGACACAACCAGAGCCAATTTGTTTTTGAAGTATCTTGAACAAATTTTTGGTAACCAACAGATTTCCGAACTAAGCGGTGCTTACGATCCTGCAATGGAAGAAGACGATACTCCTACTAGTGCTACTGCTAAGATGTATGAAAATTCTACCAACCCTGAGTTGCAAGGAATTTTTGGTGGTTTAGCCACTGGACAGTTGGATAAGATTACTGCTAAGCAGGAACTGCAGGCGTTGTCTGACTCTGGTGCTTTTGGTGGACTTTCTGCTTCTGAGTTATTTAAAGATGTTGATAAGGTATTCACAGAACTGAACACTCCTAGTACAAAAACAAAAGACCAATACCAAAAAGCTGGTCTTCCTAATCCAAGCAAGTCATACACGGATGCCCCTGAGATGGCACCTATTGGTTTGAATGCTGCAACCAAGATTATTGAAGGCAATGACTTGGAGAAACTTTATGCTTCTTCTTTGAACGCTGCTAAACGTCCTAAGCGTGGCTCTACTAAGGGTTCTTCTAGAAGTGCTGAAGGCGTTCCTGATTGGATGGCTAGAAGCTTGGCTAATCTTGACCCTCAATATATGCAGGCTGCACAAGAGGACCTGGCTAAACGACAGGCGTATCAGCAGAAGGTTCAGGCTGCCTATCTTGCTGGTAATGCACAGAATCTGGCTAATGCTGGTCGCACACCTTACAGTGATGCGACCTTGAAGAACGCTGCCTTTCTTAAAACAATCCTTGGCAAGTAACAAACTTGCCTTAATGTGATGGCTATTGATCCCCGTTTAGAGTTGGCTCGCCGTATGGCCTCAGGTGCTATCGGTGGTGTGTCGCCCCCTACACCTGGTGGCGGTGCTAAGTCTGTTGGCGGTAGTCGTGCTGCTGCCAACTATGCAGCATGGGCTCAACGTAAGAAGCAACAGCCAGGACAGCCAGGGCAGCCTCAGGCTGATGCTGGCCCTGGTGGTTGGCAAGGTATTGTATCCACAGTTTTAGATAACCCTGTGGGTAAAACATTGATGGCTCCGTTGGCTGCTTTGGACAGTGGTCGTGCAGGAATTATTTCTGGTCTTAAAGAAATAAAAGACTCTATCGACTTAGACCCTAATACTGAATTTTCGATGGGTGATTTCAACCGTCAACTGCAAGACAAAATAGGTTTTGGTGATGTGCTTGGAAACTTGTTCCCTGATACAAACATTGCTGGGCGTATTGGTAACCGTACTATTGGTTTCCTTGGCGACGTTGCTTTCGACCCGTTAACGTATCTGACTTTGGGTACAGGTAACCTCGCTAGTTTAACTGGTCGTGTTGGATTGGCTTCTGACATTGCTGCAAAAGGTACAGCCAAAGTTGCTGCAGGACAAATATCTAAAGAAGCTTTGGAAAGTATTGTTCAACGTGCAGGCAAGAGTGGTATTGGTAAGTTAACTTCTGCAGAGCGTGCATCATTTAATCTTCCTAAGTCTGGTTTGTATTTTGGTGCTCCGTTCGCCAAGACTGCTGGCAGTGGTGTTTATGTTGGTGGCGAAAAACTTGGTCAAGCCCTAGGTAGTGGCATTGCTTCTGTCAAGGGTGGAATTCTTGGTTCCAGAGTTCTCAAACCTTTGACGACTACGTCTGAAGGTTTGATGCGTAAAGCACCTACGGGTCTTGAAGAGGTTTACACCAAACTTGCTACTGGACGTGGGCTTATCAGTGCGACACAGGCAGCGTCACTGTTGGGTGGTGTTACTGAGAAGGCTGCTAAGGGTGGTGCGTTTGCTGGTACTTGGGCTCGTGTTTCTGATGAGTTGTTGAAGAGTGTGCCTGATGAGGCTTCAATGATTCCTTTGACTCATGCTGTTGAGTCTGGCTCCGAAGGTGTTCTTCCTAGTGCTATGCGTAAGTTGTTTAGTGACATTCGTACTGCATGGATTGAAACAACTGGTAAAGAAATTGGTAATGTCGAAAACTATGTTCCTCACCAGTGGACAAAGTTTGGTCGTGATTTACTTGCTGGCGATACGAAGATTGGTCAGGATTTACGCAAGGCGTTTAACATCACTGTTGATGAAGTCAAGCAGGCTGGTCCTACGTTTGAACGTAAACTTACTGCTGGTACTTACGATATTGGCGGAAAGAAAATTACTTTCGGCAAGGGAACCATTAAGGACATTAGCGATACTTTAAAGATTGCTTTCCCTGATGTTGTTAAGGAATCTGTTCTTGAGGATAACTTCCGTAAAATTGTTGGTACTTATGTGCGCAACATGGGTGAGGGTGTTGGTAACGCTGCGTTGGAGCAGCGTTTAAAGAACATGGGTGTCGCTGTTGGTCGTGGCGAATCGATGCGTGTTGTTGTTGACAAGGGTGCTACACGGGCTGCGAACGAGGCTGCTGCGGTTGAGTTGAAGACTGCTCTTGATGGTGGTAAGGCTGCTGTTGCCCAGGCCAAGAAGGATGCTTCGATGTCTGTGCGTGCTGCTCTTGACAGTGTTGGTGCAACACTTAAACTTAAAGTTTCTGTGTTGCGTAGACAGGATGGTGCTCTTGCTGGTAAGTGGAATAAGCTTGCTGATACTTTAGCGAGCGACACATTGTCGTTTGATGCTAAGGCTGCTGCTATGAATGCTGCAGAGTTGGAACTGCGTGATGATTTGGATAGTGCTTTGGCTGTGTTCGATAATCTTAAGACTCGTTTTGATGATGACATTGCACAGAATGGTCTTGATGAGAGGATGCTTGACAAGACACGCTTGGCTGCCCGTAAGGAAGCAAAGCGTGCTTTGGATGAGGCTGATGCACGGGTTAAGCATTTGACGGTGCAGTCTGAGGCGTATGCGAGCATGTCTGAGACTGTTGCTTCTTTGAAGAACGACTTGGACCAGTTCACGGGTAAGTTGTCTGCACAGGGCAAGGACCTTCCTGAAGGAGCAAGGGGTGCAGCTACACGGCGTACTGTTAAGCAGCAAGTAACATTAGATACTTCTGGTTCTGCTGGTAATGAAGTTGTTAACTCTGTTGTTCGTCTTGGAACTAAGGGTGATGCTGCTTTTGGTTTGTACAAGCGTTTAAAAATTAACGCTAAAGGTGCTGCTTCTACGTTGCGCCAGACAGTTGAATCTGCTGGTGATGTTTTGGATGAATCTTTCCATGGTCCTATTGCTGATGTAAAGAACCTGATTGACGAGTTCTATAAGGCCACAAATCAGGTGAGTCGTTCTGCGCAAGATGCAGCGCAAAGAAACATAGAGAAACTTGGTTCTGAAGCCAGGTCAGCTAGGGAAGCTTTGGCTAATGCTTTGGACCGCAAAGCAAGGGGGCTTGGTGCTGAGAAGAACGCAGCAGGTAGGTTCATTGATGGCACAAGTACTAGCGACAGCAAGATACGAGATTTAGAAACAAAAGTTAGAACCATTGAAGGAAACCTCAAGAGGGCTAACGACAGTTTTATTGCTATGCAGGATGAGGCTGGACGCTTAGAGGGTGTTATTCCTGCGTTTAAACCTTACGATAGAAATCTTCCTGGCAGTGCACCAGAGCAGTTTAAACGTCAACTAGATGATCAGATGCGTAGTGTTGTGGAATCAGTTCGTACAACTGTTTCCACCCAGGTATCTGCCGACGCTGGAACTAAACAAGCGAAGATGGTTGAGGACTTGTTTAAGTCTATGGAAACCCTTGTTCGTAGTGATGGTGAGTCAGCAACTGCTGCTTATGTTGTAGCAGCACAGAACACTTTAGATAAGAGTGTATACGAGGCTCGTATTTCTACTGACTTTGGTAATCGTTATAATAATGTAATCAACGAGATGAAACTTGTTGGCCATGAAGTTACACCGCAAGAAGCGGACATGCTTCAGAACATGGTTATGCGTGAGGTTCTTTCTAGCGAAAGACGTGCTCTTCAGGTTTCTCAAGATGAGATTACTAAATCATTGGAACACTACACCGCAAACATGGGTGTTCAAGAGAGCGTTAACCTTTCAAAGACCAGGGCTAGTCAGTTGGCTCGTAAAGAGGCTGCAGAGACTTTTGGTATTCTGCAACTTTTCCTTAACGAAATAGACACTGTTGCTGACGACATTAGTTTTGGGTATGGTTTTGGTACTCCTGGAACCACTAGAGAAATACTTGGCACTGTAGGGGACGAGTTTGAAAATCCTGGTTACAGCATTGTTGGTGGAAACAAAGAACAGGCTGCGTTTATTGAACGTGGAAAAGCAGAACGTGAATTGCGTGCAGTTATGTCTGAGATTCTTTTCCCTAACGATCGTGCTGCTGCTGCTGCTTACGCAAAAGGTGGAGAATCAGCAAGGCTTGTTAGCAGGATAAAGCGTGGCCTTGGTCCTGATGCTGAGAAGGCTTGGACGGATGAGATTAACCGTATCCGTGCTGGACAGCCGTTAACAAATAAGAAATTGTCAGAAAGCGAATTAACAAGACGCAAGAACACTGCGTGGATGGAAGCTTCTGCAAAATCTGCCAATAAGCAGATTGCAGAAATAGAGTTACGCATCGGTGAGATAAGCAGAACTATCGATGGTTTGCGTCCTACTTCTGCTAGGAAGATTAGTTCTGCAGAGAACAAGTCAACTTTGCAGTTCTTGGACGAACAAGCTTCTGCTTACAAGCAGCAACTTGACCAGTTGAAAAACTCAGGCACGACACAAGGTGCGAAGGTTGCTGACTTGAAGTACAAGTACAAAATGTTCGACGATGCTTCGAAGATGCGTCGTGCCGAGGGTCGTGTCGCTGCAGGTCCTAGGTTGACTGCTGTTGATGTGTTGCAAGGCAAGACATCAAAGACTGTTGGTGTCATGGATAAAGAACATCAACTTATTCGTAGAGAGATTATTCGTCTTCAGTCTGAGATGGAGGAAATTGTTGGCAAGGGTGAACTATCTAGTCGTGTTCGTGATATTCCTGGACAAGAAAGCATTACCACTAAAGCAAAAGGTTATATCGCAATAATTGACGAAGAAGTTGCTTTAATAAAAGAACGACTCAAGCGTATTCCTGTTGATGCCCGTAAAGAAGTTAATGCTTACAGAATTAAACTTCTTAACGAGCGTGAAGCTTTGGTTAACGCTTTGGACAATACTGTTCCTATTGAGGAACGTCTTGTTTCTGCGAAGGTTGTTTTGGCAGATAAGAAAGCAGCAGTTAAAGCGTTAACAGGCAAGTCTAATGTGCAGGCGGAGTTGGCTGCTTCTACTGCTGGGTTGCGTGCCAGTGCTGACAATGTTGTTGCCAAGCGTAGCGGTGTAGAAGCCAAAGGTGCTGTTGATGTTGCTCGTGTTGAGGCTGGTCGTGCTGCGTTGCGTGACACATACGATGCAACTGTTGCTGCAACTCGTGATGGTATGAAAGTCATTGAAGATGTTCGTGCAGGTATCCAGGCTGACCTTCCAGCATTTGAAGAACAAGTACGTCTTCTACCCAAGGGAAAGAATCTAGAGAAGGGCGATGTCATTGAGAAGCTGTCTGTGTTGCACAACTACATTGGTGACTCGTACGACTTGCTAGACCCTGAAGGTCTTGCTGCACGCTTGCTGAACGCTCCTCAGGATTTCACTATTGACATGTTGAAGCCTAACAATACTTTGAACATTGGTGTTTCAAACCCTGAACTTGCTGCTTACTTAAAGTCTTTACCTGATGAGCCTGCTGTTCGTACTGCTCTTGCGCTTATTTATAAAGCGCATGAGGACATGGGTAAGTTATTGTCAGTGATGGACGAGAGATCCGCTTTAGCAACACAACTCAAGTCTGCTAACAAGGGTCAGTTGTTCTCTGTTTTGAAGCAAGTTGTTAAGGATGGTGTTCAGGAACTGGCCGATAGTGGTTTGTTTGTTCCTGATGAAGTTGCTGATGCTATGAAGCGCTTGGTTGAATTGAATGGTAAACAACAAGAGGCATGGGTAGATGCTTTGAACAGTTACGTTGATATTTGGAAAGCTATTAAGACAACCAGCCCTCGTTTCCATGTTCGTAACGGCATATCTGCTGCATTCATGAACTTCGTTGCTGATGTAAAGTCAGAACACATGATAACTGGCGTTAAGTATTGGCAGTTATTTGAAGCTGATCCTTTGAACTGGCTGAGCAAGGTTCCTGCGGAGCGTCGTGTGTACGCCAAGGCTGCTCTTGAAGATGTGTTTGCTTCTGGTGGTGGTGAGTATT